ATGCTGCGGATTGATCTCAAACGTTTCTGCTTCCCAAGGTTCACGTACCGGCGGCTTCACGACACCCTTCAGAGCGTTCTTTCCAGCCGACACAGCACCGCCAAGGCCAGCCTCCAGGATGCGACCTCCCATGACACCAGCAGCGCCCTCGGGAACATCCAGAGCCGCACGTTTGGCTTGTTCAGCAAGCGTAGTTCTTGGGGCAGCACCAGATTGCTGAGTGGCCCAATCGTATAACTGACCGCCGAGGCCAGCGCCCAGACCGACACCCGCAGCCTCCGTTGCTATACCGCCAAGACCAAGCGTCGGGATTGCCGCCACGCCAGCTTCCGGCAATGCCAATGCGCCACCGATGATTCCGCCCGCACCCGTCGCGAGTGCTCGACCCGTGTCGCGCCACTTGTCGGCGGCAGTTTGAGCGCGTTGAAGGGGCTGCGGCTTGGTTGCAACTGGCGCGGCGTGTTGCTCCATTGCAATCGCAATATCCGAATCCGGCGTCCCGTCGGGAAACGTAATGAATGCGCCGTCTGGTGCTCTGACACGCATAGGCATTAGCGTTGCACCTTCTCAGTTTTTTTGGTTGCCGGATTCCAAACGTATTCGGTCACGCCAGCTGGCGCGGCAGGCGCAGTGCCATCCGGCGACATCTCTTCAGCAGCGGATTCCTTGGCGGACGCTTTAATCGCGGAAATCTCCGACAAGAGTTGCTCGCCCTTCGCCCTGGCGTCGGCAGGGCTGGTGATGCCGAGCAGATCTCTCGCGTGCTTGCGTGTCTCAGCGTCACCCGCACCAGTCGGTGCAAGAGACCGGGCGTAGGCACCCGCGACAGCATTTGACGCCAGCAGGGCTTTGCTGACGGCAGGGTCACTGACTTGCGTCTTGCCCGCCAGAAGGGCGTCACGAAACATCTTCACTTGCGGCAAGCTGAGAGCCGACACCCGATCCACATATTGCGGAATCAGGCCTTTGGTCTCGTTGCTGTAGTAGTCCATCTGGCTTTTCAGCGTGGCGGTCCGTGCCATGCCCTTGCCTGATGCTTGATCGGCCAAGATCTCAGCGGATGTAGGCTCGCGTCCGTTCTTGGCTTTGAACTCTCGCCTGAACGCACCAGCCGCCATTTGGGCGTATGTCGGTGCGCGTCCGGTCTGCTTTTCAACAGATTCCGGTGCTTTGATGGGCGTGCCATCCAGCGTGGACGCCTTACCCGTCCTGGCGTTGTATCGGATCGTGGCGCCGGTGGTCGGGTCGTTCATAACCGTCCAACCGGATTCCGCCTCCTTCTGACGTTCAAACTGGAGGCGAGCGCCCTCAATGCCGACCCGTTTCGTCTCAATGCCTTCCTTGAAGGTTTCTTCCCGTCGCTTTTCCTGACGGTCGAGATAATCCTTGGACGCCACGGAGAACGTGCCAAGATCGAACTGGCGAGGCATCTTGTGGCCCTTGGGCGCAATCTCACTGAGGTCGGCAAAGTCCTGATCCCAGACCTTCTGCGCGGCTGCTTGCTTCTCACCAACAGAACCCTTGGTGCTGGTGTAGGCTTCCATGGCTCGGCCGGCAGCGTCGTGCTGGGCTTCCTCAAACTTCATCATCCGCTCGGATTCTTTGGCATCCGTTTCGGCTTGAAGCTTAGTGGTCTCGGCCGTCAATTTGTCTTGCTCTTGGTTGCCCTTGACCAGCGCAGAATACGCATTGAAGTCCAAGCCACGAATTTTGGCGAGCGTGTTTGCATCGACCTTTTGACCCGGCTCATAACTTGATTGAGCCAAGACGTCCTGAATGGCATTGGCCTTCTGCGAAGCAGCTTGCGCCGCCTGCATTTCCATCTGCTGGGCTTTTAGCTGTTGCAGCATGTTCGCTTGTTTCATCGCATTCGACGGATCGAATTGCTGAAACTGCGTGTTCAACATGCCGTAGATTGAGGTGTCGAGCGCCATGATCAGCCCCCAGTAAACGTGAAGTCAAGCGGGCTTGAGGCAAGGGGTGCGCCCGTCATGGCATAAGTCGGAGAGACAAGCGGTCCAGCACCGCCAAACACGCCGCCGGAATTTCCATAAAGTTGCTGCATGGTCAGCGCATTGGCGATGCTGTTGACCCCACCACCAATAGCGCCGGTAATAGCGTTTGCACCCGCGATGCCCGCCGCGCCTTGTGCGCTTGCCGACCCAGTCATCAAGTTGCCCGCCGCGTTAGCGTAATTTTGACCGGCTTGTCCCACGCCCGCCGCCGCGTTTTGGCCAAGGTTGGCTACATCGGCTAGCTGGTTGTATCTCTGATTTTGTTGCCCCATGTAGTTCTGGAGCTGCTGTTGATAGTCCATCTGCGCCAGCCCTTGGCCCTGCTGTTGCAATGCGAGAAGCTGGTTGCCGCCGAGCCCACCAATGCGTGACGCCGCATTCTGTGCCGATTGCAGGCCCTGTTGCAGTTCAAATTGATAAGCGGGTGAGGCTTGAAATGCTTGCTGGCTGAACGGCGCGTTGAGTGAACCTTGACCAATTGCTCCGGTTGATCCTGGCGCGAGGCCAAGCCCTTGTTGCAACGCCGTCAACGCATTGCCACCAGCCGCCATATACGGCGCTTGATTGGCTTGCAGTTGCTGGAATTGTTGCGCTTGTAGGGCCTGCGCGTTTGCGGAGGCTTGCGCCTGTGCGTCGGCGGCGTCAGACGCTGCGCCTGACGCAATAGCCGCGCCTCCCACAGATGCAGCGCCCATGATGAGCGCAGGAATAAAGAAAGGCATGGTCTATTCCTTCAATTCGTCAGGCACCCACCATTCATTAACACCGTGCGCCATCTCGACGTTATAACCCAGATCGCTCTGGATGTTCAGATGCATAAGTTGATGCAGCATCGGCTGGGACGTTCCCGGTGTCAGCCAATCAATAGCGTCCGAGATCGTCCAGTAGCTCAATTCATTGTAAGGTATCACTCGCACCAACGGGTGGTTTTCATATAGCCGCAGCATCTCTTGCAGGGCTTCCAGCCGTTTGCGCATTATTGGATTGTGAATGCCGTACCGATGGAAGCTTTCTTCCACCTGATCCACCGATCGGCGGATAATCAATGTCCTCGGGCGGAGTTCGTCCAGGATCGAAGGCAGCAGCATTCCCAGACCGGAATCCGAGATGCCAACATACCGAAACTTGCTCTCGGTCCACAGCCGCACCAGCTCGGGCCAATCACTTAGCCAAGCGGTGGGTTCATGATGGCACACACTCTCCGGTGTGGAGGTCGCAACAGAGAACCAGGCCGTCCGAGATCTGGGCAGGCCGGTGATGAAGAACGGTGTGCTCATGGACCCGTCAGCGCCGCAATGATGGCGTTGACCGCAGTGACAATCTGCGTGGTGGTTGGGCTGGCTGGCAGCGGGGTGATAGCAGAACAGGACTTCTGCAAATTGCTCACCGCATTGGCCAGCGTGACGTTGTATTGATAGTAGGCCGGCACCGGCTGACCATTGGGCTGCACCCATGGGCTAGGCGCGACTGGGGATACCTTGACAACCATCAGCCAATCTCTGCTGCCAGCAATGCCACTTTATAGGGATCACTCGACGATAGCTCAAACACCCGATCCTGACTCAAGCCCCGCCGTTCAATCCCCAGCCGGTTGAACTTGATGCGCTGTGCGGTGGCACCGATCAAACCAACAGGCTGGAAGAACTCCGACGTGTAGCTGGACGAGTCAAACGTCTGGCGCAGCATCATCTGCGGATTGTCCACCGTTGAAATGCCACCCGTCTCAGCCTGTATCTCAAGCCAAGAGATCCGAAACGCATTGGATGTCGTCTGAGGCAGCGCCCGCCAGCTCCTCAACCATTTCCGCCGCTGACCGGCGTCAGTGTAGGTGTTGAGGTTGTACGCATAGAGCTTGCCAGCGTTGTAATCCCCCACCACAACCTTGCCTGCAAAGAATTGACAGGTTGCCGTCTGGTGACGGGAGAAGTTGCCGTTGCTGAACGCAAGCCGCTTGTGCCAGGCGGGATATCCCAGCTGCCGGGTTGCAGTGAGATCCAGCACCCAGGTCTCATTACCAGAGGGGAAAGTGATCTGGTAGAAGTAATGGCCTTCCTGTTGGTAGGCGTAGGCGATGGCATCCGTCAGCGTGGGATACTGAGCGGTGGCGTATTCCATGCCGTGTGTCGAGACCCGTTCCGGCTGATACCCGTTTGCGAGATAGACCACGCCTTGGCCCTGGTCGTTCTGCGAAAGCCACAGGAGGTTGTCACCGACATTGCAGATCGAACCCTGTGCGATGCACCCGATCTCAAGCGACACACCGTCAAGACGCTGGAAGGCAAACGGGGATAACCCAGCATTCACCCACACAAACGTCCCGCGTTCCTTGAACACGTAGATCTGTCGGTGCAGTTCACCGATGCCGACGATGTTGGACAGCTTGCCGTTCTCCACGCCGTAGTTCAGCGCCGGCCAACTGGTCAGGTCGTTGATGGACGATTGCCAGATGTTGGACGTTCCGTTCTGACTGACAACACCGAAGCCGTCCTGGTACACCGCAAGGCCGGGATTGCTGAATGGCAACGTGATGGAGTTAAGCGCACCGTTGACGATGCTATATCCCCCGATGCCATCAAACAGCGCCACCTGAGTCGCGTTGGCGATCATGCAAACCTGACCGGAGCCCGTGGCGATATTCCCTAGCAGCGACACGTTGAAGTTTGAGGTGACGATATAAACGCCCGTCCCCGACACCACGTACAGGTTGCCGTTGAAAGTCAGCATGCCACGAATGGGGCCATTGCCCACCGTTGCGAGAAGGTCCAGACCCGGCGTGCCATAAAACGCACCGACCTGTGCGCCTTGCTTGGTCTCTACGATCTCAGGATAAAGGTTGATGCACTGCTCAAGCGACAGGTCCCGCGAACGGGAGACGTAAGCCGTGCCGAGGAAGGGGGTCTTCATTCACCCTCCATCCAATGATTGAGATATCTTGCCTGCAAGCCCGTCAGAGCCGCCAGCATGACATGCGTCCCCGCATTGTCCCCATGACACCAGCCTAGCGTCGTGTCCCTGTTGGGAGCCGCGTAGGCGTAAGCAATGGCCACAATCTCGCCACGCTTGGCTTCTTCCAGAATGCGTTC